ACATTCAGATAACGTGTTGCTTTGTCCACATCGATCTTTACATTGATCTGCATAGTTTCTCCAAAAAAAGAGAGGGAATAACCCCTCTCAAAAACCAAATGGCAACTTGGTGAGGATCATTGTGATCTGTCATTACTCGGCTGTCAAAGGGATTGGGACATTGTGTGGCCACAGTTGAAACTTAATCAACTGCATCACAGTGCGTCTGTGGGCTTTGAGCCAAAGGGATTGTCTGGCCTCCTTGGTCAAGTCCTTGCCTTGGTCAATGGCCATGTGACAAGCATGACAGAGGCTGGCAATCAGATTGTCGTCAGCCTTGATTGATCTGCCCTTACCGCCTCCCCAGTTGGAGTGAGCACCACATACTGTCTCGTCCTCGATGCCGCATAACTGGCAGGGAATAAGCCGAGCGTTTCTCATAAGGATTTCACTTCGGATGTATTTGTGCTTAGGGAATCTCATGTAATCTCAACAACTCGTTCGCCATTGCCCTTGATGTAGTTTCTGGTTTTCTCAACCATTCGCTCAAATTGTGACCTTGGCACGCTTCCTTGCTGGAGGTCTGCATACTCGATCAAGTGCCTTAGAGCATCAATGGTCAGACCATCTAAGCCCATGCGTGATGTCTCTTGATAGCGTAAAGCCGCCTTATGTAAGCCATCCTGAGCCATTTGGCAGATAGGTAAGACCTCACACCCGATTCCTTGTTTCGCAAACATCTCAGCCAGATTAAGGACATCAACCAGAGTCCTCCAGTCAGCCACAGTTCCTTGGCCTTTTGTCATGGATTCAAGTGCTGAGAGTTCAGTTAACCGCAGCTTGTCGAGCAAATGTCGCTCAGTAATAGCCGCGCCTGTAAGGGCATGGATGATCGGGTTGAGAAGATTCCAACGCTTTCTCTTGGTCATCTTCCTTGTCATGCTTGACTCCAGACAAGATAAAACACCCATGACCAGTAAACCAAAAGGAAAAGAAACATTGCTGAAAAGACAACTCGATTGCTCATTGCATCCTCGCAGGGCAGTCTCGGCCTTGGTTGCAATTGCCATAGCAAGGTGGGCAGGACTTCATCTTGCGGATGTGAACTGAGAAACTATCGAGAGTGTCTTTGCCAAAAACAGTCAACTTTTCGATTTCTTTGGCCACTTCCTCTATGACCTCATTGCGATCTGGTCGGTCAATAAAGTCGAGATCATTGAGCCAAGTTCTGATAATTCCCATTTCAGCCCCTTTTAATCTGTATTTGTTGTGTCTTTATTCAAAGCCATTTCCTGAATTTCTTTGATGACTGAATCACACATCACAGCAAGGATGTCCACGCCCTTGACTGTTGCGCTGACCAACTCCATTGAGTCGTCCATGTAACCATTATCAGGGTCGGCAGGTTGATAATCCAATTCACATTGAATAATCTTGCTTACGTGTCTATGTTGGTAATTGAATATCATTATGTTCCTCGATTTTGTTTCTCACCCATTTTGAACCGCCATACTCTTTAAGTTTCTTTTTCTGTGGTTTGGTAATCACAATATTGACTCGGATTAACTCGTCTGGATGTTTTGGTCTTCCAGCACCTTCTCTTTTACCGCCCCTCATTTAATCAGGACATCAAAATAATGTAAAAGCCCGACTGTCAATGCCAAACCGATCAGGGTTGCTGCTGCCACATCTTTTAAAGTTTCCATGATGATCTCCTGTTGTTGATGTTTGAAATTTTACATCATTATTCATCTTGCAAGTGGTCTGTTGTATTTATGCCATTTTCAGCACACCAAGCCAAGAGCCACTCTGTGAACTCGCTCGCCTCATCTTTGGTGAACTCTCGCGTTTGTCTGCCAAGTTGAACAACTCTCTCTCCATCGAGGCTTGGAGCGACTCGGCCAGCCTTGCGACCAGTCTCATTAGCCCATTGGTCAACCAGAAACCTTTTCCAAGACTCTGTGTCCCACCTTGCCCCTGCGTGTTGCGCTTGCTTGGCAATTTCCCCGATGATCGAGTGAAACATTGAGTTTTGTTGGCCAGACCGAGTTTGCTTTTTGACTGTCAAACTGATTTTGTGGCCAGCCATCAACTCAGCCTTGATCTGTATCCAAGCCTCAGCCAAGACTTTGTGAGCTTGTTGAGGATTGAATAAAGTCACATTCATGCTTCTCTCACCAGAATTTCAGCCTTGGCAATTTCCCCATAAGCCTTGTGAATGTGCAGACTGACGATCTGCGAGTCGTTGACAAAAATGATCTGGCTCATGCCATCGATGATCGCTTTTGCAACATTATCTGCGTCTGGACGCTTCAAATGCCGTTCAGAGCCATTTAAACAAGCCTCAGCGCGTTTTTTTGAGTAAGACTGAGGAATTGGGAAGGTCAGGTGAATAAATGCCTCCAAAGCCGTTTGCAGTGGTCTTGACGCACCCATTGCAGCCTTGGCCATCATTGCGACCTCTGACTCATAAGTTCTGGTCTTTTGTGGAGTGAATGTCTGGACAAACTTTCCCCTAGTCGAGAATCTTGGCCGACCTTTTGGTACTGGCTCACCATAAACTGAGAACATCACTTGGAATGTCATTTGTCAGCCTTTCTCAGATTGTTCATGCGCTGTCTCAAAAGCAAAGTGTCTGACTTTCCTCTGATTCGTTCCAAGTCCACGCACACACCCTGCCACCAAAGCAATGCTCTCTTTGAGCCAATCGTCAATGTCTTGGCTTGGTAGCGTCTGAGCCACTCTCGGGCTTCTGAGTTCTTGAAGTGCTCCAATTCGCTGGGTGTCATTTGTTGGCCAGTTAAAAGTCATTTTCGGAGCATTGCCATCTTTGCTTTAATGTGTTCAGGAATCGGTGCAGCCTTTTTGCTGTCTTGCTCGATCTTGACCAGTGCAGGGTCTTTTAAGGTCTTTGGCTTGATCTCTGGAATCTCAGCCCCATCCCATCTCTGTTGATTCAAATAGACCTTGGGTGCGGGTATGAATGCCCCATTGTCCTGAAGCCACTGAGCAGTGGTGGCCATCCATTGAATGTGTTTGAGAATGATGTGCTTTTGACTGAAATAATAGGACTCAACCCATTTTTTCTTGCAAGCAGACTTTTCACCTTTTCGGACACATTTTGGATAAGCGATCCAGAATTCCTCAAAACCCTCGTCTGTCAGTGAAGTTCCTTTTGGTTGTTCATACCCAAATAAGTCCATGCTCTTTTCCTTTAGCCATAGTTTCTCCAAGGGTGGATAGATGGCTGTTTCTATCCTGACCTCTCCAGACTTTTAATGATGTATTACCTAAAAAGTCCCAAGTGCGCTTGACGGGTTAATTCGCTTATACATTTGGCCTTGTTACCACCGATGAACCAAATGCTTTACCAGTCGCTCAACCAACGCTGGTCGCCTTTTGCTCTGGGGTGTACAGAGTGCGGTGTTTTCTTCCAAGCCATCCATGCAAATGCGCTGCTATCGTGTGGAGTACGGCCTCCAAAAACAAAAACCCCTCAAATAACTCTGGTGGTCTTGGCTCTTGGCGAGAGCAACAGCAAACGAATGACGCTAATCAAAAGTTCACTTGCCGTCTGACAAGACCGCCACAGGTATCTGAGGGGTTCTTTAATTAGCGTCAATCGTCTGATGCCACTCAGACGCTTTGATTATAAGCATACTTTTTTTAATCTTGCAAGAATTTGCGTTTGTCACCAAATCTTGATGGATATTTAAGGAAATCATAAGCCCCCCTCCTTGACACCCGCGACTTCAGTTCATCGCCCTCATAGATGCCAACACCCACCCATGATGGGGCTTTGACCTTTACCCTGCTGTCATGGATTGCCTCTCGGCCACTCTGGGTCAAGTGCCATTCCTCACCGATCTCGACCACCAGCCCGAGCCTCTGCATATCGTCCAAATATCGGACAAAGTGAACCGATAACTGAGAATTCACAGTGTCCATGTTGGTGAATGATCTGCTTGTTCTACCGCCTCCAGCCAAGCGAACAAGAAGGGTTTTGTGGCCATGTGAGAGTTTCATTTTTTGTTTGCGATAAAGGTTTTAGAGATAAATTCTTTTTGGCAGCGTGACTGGCTCACCATTTGAGCCTCGTACAGAGTAGAACAGTCAGAGCAGGGTGAGCAGACCTCTTTTGAGACTTTTGCCCAATATTGCCACTCCAGAAAGATTTTCCTGTCTGGAAAGCAGTGAGGATAGAACTTTTCATGGAACATTTGCCATTGTTGCTTTTTTTTAACAATTTTGCAGATATTTATCTAATTCTTTGAAAAAGTGTGTGTAAAATCATTTATGCGCTGAAATCACTCAGCCATAACAAGGAGAACTGCAAATGAGAAAAGTACATTTAAACAAAGGTGGACAAGGTTGGGCATCGAGAACAGCCTGTGGCCGCAACCTCTTGAGAACCCCAATGTCAGCAAATTGGGAAGACTTCAAAAAAGAATCAATCGAGCATCAATGTGACAAATGTTTAGCAAGCAAACAATTTGAATTTAATGCTCGCATGGATCAAAAAAAATCTTAATTAACTGGAGAACTGCAAATGGACAAGCCACAATTTACTTTCAACTTTGTTGAAAAATTCGATCCCAAAACTTACCAATCAACTTTTTCAATCGTTAATTTTGAAGGTGAGCGTTTTGAATCTTTCGCTGACCATGAATATGAAAAAGCATTTCAAGTTTGGCTTTCTTATTTAACTGAAGAAGAAAAAGCGCAATGGGATGACTATGTTGCCGATTGCGATGCAGCAGAGGCAGTTTGGCAAGAACAACAAAAAGAACGCTTGCATTTTTCTTTTAACTAGACCAAAGAGGCTTCGGCCCCATCAACAGGAGAACTGCAAATGAGATTTACTGAAAAATATATCCGCACTGACTCGCAATGGGTCAAAGTCACTAGAGACAACAAAGCAAAAACTTTTACTTTTGCCAAAGGCTATAAAGGCCAATTTTCAGCCCATGAGATTGAAACACTTTCTTTTAAGTGGGTTGCAAACTGGACTGAAGCACTAGACCGAGCCACTAAATCAATGGCTTATTAACTAAAGGAGAACTACATGAAAACTCGCTTCCTTCGCCATGTGCGAAAAATTTTTGCCACTTATGACGCACCACCAGAAACGATCAGGTCTTATCAAAGACAGTGGGTCAGATCAGTGCGTCAACTTGGAGACAAGTGGCTGGTGGCTAAACAAATCAAAAGGATTGAACAATGAAACTCATCGCCACAGCATTGGTAAAGGCTCAAATGCGCTTTGCACCAGCACTCAAGACCTCGACCAATCCGCACTTCAAAAACAAATATGCAAACCTTGCCGCTTGCGTTGAAGCCGTTATCGACTCACTTAACTCAAATGGCATTGCCCTTGTTCAGCAGACCCATGAGCATCCGAATGGCATTCTGGTCGAGACTGTCTTTTTGCATGAGTCTGGTGAAATGCTCAACTGTGGAAAGTTATTCTTTCCAGCACAAAAGAATGATCCTCAAGGGTTTATGGCTTGCCTGACTTATGGCCGCAGAGCGTCTTTAATGGCCGCCTGTGGCATTGCACCAGAGGACGATGATGGCAACACAGCCAGTCGCACAAAAGAGCCTGTAAAAGAACTAGTTAAAGAAACCAAGATTCCACCAGCAATTTCAAATCAGCGTTTGCTTGCAGCCATTGCAAAGATCAAGTCTGGTGAGTACACCACCGACAAACTCAGGGCTTCATTCAGGCTTACTGGTGAGCAAAATGAGAAACTTATCTCGGAGTTAGCCAATGCTTAAATTCAGAGCATCGAGCCTGTCTCAGATAATGACCGACCCAAAAGGCAAGGGTGAGGTCTTGTCTGTCGGTGCAAAGACCTACATAAGAAAACAAGCAATTGAATTTGTTTATGGCTTTGATGAAAAGATTTCCTCAAAGTACATGGACAAAGGAATTCAAGTTGAGGATCAATCAATTGAACTTTTCAACTCGGTTTTTTTCACCAGTTACCAAAAGAACATCGAGCGAAAGGATAATGACTGGATCACTGGTGAGTGCGACATATTCACTGGAGACTCAATCATTGACATCAAGTCCTCATGGTCGCTGACCACCTTTCCAGCCTTGGCCGAGCAGGGTGAAGACAAAGATTATGAGTGGCAACTAAGGGCTTATATGTGGCTCTGGAATGTTGACAAAGCCTCGATTGCATATTGCCTTGTCTCGACCCCAGAGGACTTGATTAAGTATGAGGACGCAAGCCTTCACCAAGTCGATCACATCGCGCCTGAACTCAGAGTCACCCGAGTCTTTTATGAGAGGGATAAAACCCTTGAGGACAAGATCAAAGTGAAGGTGGAAGCCGCCCGAGAGTATTACCAACAAATCATCAACCAAATCGCTAAAGAGCATCAAGGAGAAAATTAAATGGCTTCAGTAAACAAAACAATTTTGATCGGTGCAGTTGGCCGTGACCCAGAGGTGCGATATTCGCAGTCAGGAAAAGCAATCGCAAACCTGAGCATTGCAACCAGTCAGAAACGCAAGGATAAGCAGACTGGTGAGTACATTGAAGACACTCAGTGGCATCGGCTCAAGTTCTTTGACAAACTCGCTGAGATCGTTGGTGAGTATGTCAAGAAAGGCTCGACTATTTATGTTGAGGGTCAAATCAAATATGGCAAGTTCACAAACAAGGATGGGATGGAAATCTCAACTGTGGATATTGTTTGTGATGAAATGACCATTCTGAGCAGAGCAAAAGATCAAAAAGATCAAGCAGCAGAAAAGCCAAAGCAAGCGTCACCAGAGTTTGATGATGACTTAGACCTACCTTTTTAACTTGGAGAACTACATGAAAACAGCAGGAATCGAAAGAGTTTGGAAAAACGCTGGCACTTGGTCAGATCAAGCAATGAATTTGCTTTTGAGTTTCTCAGCAAGGCAAAGAGAGGAATTCACAATGGAAGACTTTAGAAACTATGCTTCCATGCGTTATTTGCCAGAGCCACACCATGACAACTGTTGGGGTGCGTTGTTTAATGTGGCAGCAAAGCAATTTGTCATCAAGCCAACTGGCAACATGGTTGTTGCTGGTCGAGCAAAGGCTCATGGTCGCATGATTAGGACTTGGGTGAGGGCTTAACGCTTCAGGATGGCCAAGGCTTCCTCGATGTGCTTAATTCGATCCTCAAGACCGATAAAGCCACCATTGATTTTCTTGGTCATTCCTTTGTAATCTCTGGCATCCGCAAACTGGTTGAGTTTGTGGGTGTTCCAGAAAAATCCAGCAGTGAGTGCAGCATATTGTGGAGTGGCCACTAAGTCTGGCTCCATAACAAAATCAACCCCCAAAGCCTGACCAGCGTGATAGTAACCGCTGTGACCTGTGGTTTGGAATGCTCCTCTGCCACGAAAACGAAAACCATCACCTGAAGCCTCGTCCCTGTTGCCCATTCGATTTGCATAAACCATGTTGGCAATCTTTTTAGGATTGCGCTCATATTGCTTTGCAAACTCTAAAGTCGGGAATCTTCTTGGCCAAACCTTCATCAAAGTTTCAGCCCGATAATTTAGATTTTCCTCAAGAATTCTAAAATTCCCGCACTCATGTCCTGCTTGGCCAATAAAGCAAGCCTGACGAATTGGACTTGAAATATCAAATCTTTCAAAAGTTTCATTAAGCGCATCAACCCAATCTGGATTGATGTGTAATTGTTTTAGTTGTTCAGGACTTACCATTTATCAATTCTCTCATTTGATTGTAAGAATCCACGCAAGCATTAAGAGCCGCAGTGTTGCGATCACCCTGAGCCACTATTTCCGCAATGGCTGCGAGGGTTTCTCTGTCGGCTTCGCTTGCTCTGTCGGAATCAGAAGTTGAGTCAGCCTGTCTGTCAGGTTGACTGGTTGCTTTTGAATCTGCGCTGGCAATGGTGGGATTTGTGGTGGTTGATGGACAACTTGCGGAGGGGAAGCGCACCCGACCAGCGCGAATGGCACGATCCAGAGCAGTTTGTTTTTGATTGACAACATTTGTGGCCTCCAATAATTTGCTTGAGTTTTGATTAAGTTTTTCATTTAACAGTTGCTCAGTTTTGCGAGATTCCTCATTCTTTTTGGCAATGGCAATTTTCATGTCATCGTCACGCTCGATCCAGCCGTAATGGTGGCCAACTCGATAAGTCCCAAAAAGGGAAATTAGAACACCAACAATTAACCAAGGAAGTGGGATTGGTAGCATTACTCAGCCTCTTTTCTTGCATTGGCCAAAAGTTCTCTCTCATCATCATCCTCAAGGTGGTCTGGAGGTGTGGTCGGTGGTGGTGGTGGAGTCCATGACTCATCCAGTTCTGGGTTTGTCCAAACTGGCATTGCACCAAATGCTTGGCTTGGCAGACCGCCATAAGCACCTTGAGGGTTATAGGCTGGAGGACTTGATTGATAACCGCCTTGAAAGCCCTGTGAGCCTCCATAACCGCCACACATAGGTTGAGTTGGTGGAGTGGGCATCATTCGATTTGCAATGGCTCTAGACCCCTTGTTAAGCGCATACATTCCAATCAGAGTCGTGATGCTACCAACCAACAAAAGAACAATGTCATTTAACATTTTAAGCACCGCAGCATCGAGTGGCGCAAGGGATTTGATTGGTTGCGTTACAAAAATTATTGAATACAAAAATGCAATAACAATTGTTCCAAACACCAACATAACAACAACAACCGCAAAAAGCCAACCGCAAACTTTTAAAAGTTCTATGAGTTCCTCAGTGCTTTTAACTTCAGCAACTTTCATTTTTTTGCTTCCTCTGGTTGAACATTCTCAATTTGTTTTGTCAGAATTGGTGCAACCAAGTATTCAGGACAAGTCTGGGTGAATAAGCATCGAGGTTTCTGACATTGTTCAGCAGTGAAATTGTCAGGATTTTGACAAAAATATCTGTATCTATCCTCTAAGCAGCCAGTCAGCATCAAAAGAGCAATTGCAATCAGATATTTCATACTTTGATGTCCACCGCTTTAGCCCATTGCGTTTTGATCTCTTGGACTTTCTGTTGTTGTTCGGCCTGTCTGGTTAACTCTGCCAAACGCTTCATATTCTGTTGATGGATCACCCTGTGAGCCTCTGACAACATTTGAGCATTCTGTTGATAAGTGGTAATTCTCATTTGCTTTTCATTTTTTCGTAAATTACAGCAATGTCCTGACGATTGTGCATGATGTCGTCACGATTCTTTTGAATCTCTTTTTCCAAGTCCTGACGCAGTTTTTCACGGGCTAGTTCTGCACCAGTGTTGGTAGCTTGCTTGTTGTCTGAAGTGACCACTAGGCTGATCTTGTTGTTTAGTACAGTAACCTCATGGGATAGATGCGACAGTGAGTTCATCAAATACACTACGCAAGTGAAAAGAATTGGCAAAATGGCAAAAGCCACTTTTTCGATCAGAGCGTGTTTTTCATTTGTTTCAATCATTTCCCTAGACCAACCCTTCCAAGTAGAAGATTAACAATCTTGTCCGACAAATCGTCAGGCAAGAACTTTAAGAAGCCAAGAAACCATAACGCCACACACCCGTAAACGAATATCTTGAGGCATAGGTCAAAGGTCTTTTGGTATTCATTCACCGACCACACCTTTTAGTGGTATTGCAAAACTCCATGAGTTCATAAATACCGACAAAAACCAAGAACAAAACAAAGAATGAGCCACCAATGATTATGGCCAATTCATTCATCTCTTGTTCTTTTTGTTTAGCCTTTTTCTCTGCCTTCTCTAAAGACCTCAGTTCCCTTGCGTCATCGATGTCCATCTGGTCTTGACGCGCTTTAATCTTGTTCCAGACATCAACCTTGCCAGTTGTCATAAATAGCATCTTGAGTTCTTCCTCAAACGCTCTGGCTTGCTCTAAGGCCATCTCAATCTGGAGAGCAGTCCCCATGTTTGAGCCTTTGCCTTTCTTTGCCTCAATCAGTGCTTTAGTAGCAGTTGACTTGGCATCGAACATCTTACCGATCATTGGTGCAAGCGAGCCAAGATCGTTGGCCACCTTGCTGGCCTTCTTGACCATGCTAATCGCGGATTGAATACCCGCTAGAGCCGTGATGGGATCGATCATTTTCTCTCAACCTTTTGCCACTCAAGACACACTACTTTTCGGTTATAGACATCACCTGTCCACGCCCATCTCACACATCTGTATTCAGTTTTATCTTTACTAGATGCCACCAATGTAAACAATATTGATGACATCAACAACCATTTCACAAGATGACCCAAGCAATGATGTAAAAACACCAAATGACAGTCAGACAAAACAGGACTGCGCTAGTTAAAGCAACAGCCCAATCTTTCATTTTTTCAAATCTTTGTAGATTGACCAGAGTTTGTGGCCAATGAGCAAAACTGTATAAATCAGGGTCGCCCAAAGCACCAACTCGCTGACTTGAACCCCGAGGACAGTCGCAAGTGAAACAGTCGCAGGAGGAGCAACCTTGGCCACAATTGCTGTGGTGGTTTCTGCATGAGTTTGAGTCATCGCTCTTGAACCTCAATTGTGAGAGTTCTGTCTTCAGTCCGAGTCGGATTGTTGGTGGTCACAATTCGGTTTGTCAGACGATAAGTCTTGCCAGCAGTGCCACCAGACACCCAGACCACACTCGATGTGGCTGTCTTTGCTGAGGTGTTTATTGTGATGGAATCAGGATTGAGCCAAGTTGAGGTGTTTATTTCCTCAGACTCAGAAAGCCAGTCTGACCAATCAAAACTGTAATCCAAAACCGCATTGGGGTCTTTTATAAAATCAGCCATTTGAAACTCTCCAAATTTCGCCATCGTTGCCCATGTATAACACCCGAGATTCTAAAGGAACATAGATTTCTCTGATTTCCTCATAGACATAAATTCTTCGAGCCTCTGGTGCAGTTGATACCGCATAAGCAGAAACCTCTGGAACAACAGCAGTTGCAGTGGCAATCTGGACTTGAATCAGGGCTGTGGCTGTCAGGGAAACAGTAGGAACAACCGAGCCGACAGTGTTCACATTGGCATAAGCGTTGCCATTGCCATAAGCACTGGCTTGTGGAGCAGTTGTTGACTCAGTTGAGATTCCAACTTGAATCAGAGCATCAGCCGTGACCGAGAAAACTGGTGCATTTGCAGCCACAGTGCCGATCAGGGCAGAAGCAACCGCAAAACCCACCGCAGACGCACTAGGAGCCGTTGCAAGCACTGTTTCAATGCTTGCCTGAGCCGTAGCATCACCCGAGACAGAAAAGCCTAAAACGCTTGCTGTGACCGAGCCAATAGTTGCTTGAGCCGTTGCATCAGCAAAGACAGAAACAGCAGGGGCAGAAGTTGTGACAGTTGCAACCAGTGCTGAGACATTTGCATCACCACTTGCAGTGACATTTGGTGCAGTTACCGCATCAGTGGAAATTGCGACCTGAACTAGAGCGTCACCAGTGGCATTAGCCGAGATCGCAGAAACTGAAACAGATGGAATAGACGCACTGGCAGTCGCATCAAGACCCTCAAAGGTACTGAATGGAAACTCTCCAAATGCGTGAATTCCGAACATTTAAATTCCTTGATCCCAGCCACCAGCAAAGGTGAATTGTGGATTGTTTGGTTGAATGACAAATGCCACCAAGTTAGATGGCAAAACAGAACCATTGTTGAACCTAATATTTACCGCATAGCCATCATAAGGAATCGGAGTCGGTGGTGGCTCATCCATTGGAGTGGGTGGCAATGGTGCGTAAACAGTACCAATGACTACAAAGTCAATATCAGGGTAAGCAATCCATTTGTTCTTGACAATTGGTTCGGGTTGCGGTTCGTCAATAGGTGTAGGCGGTTGCAATTCGTACTCATATTGAACCCAACCATTTGCATCAGCAAGTTCTACCCATTGGGCTTCATCGGTGAATGTGAATCTGTAATCCATTTTGATACCTTATGAAGTTAGGGCTTGCACATTTGTGTTTGACAAACGCAATGGGTAATAAGATATTTTCTTTATATAACCATTTAAGAATTGATCATATACACCAATAAATAATGTATTAACAACCGCAACATTACCTGATGCATCTGTTGTTACTGTAGATGCGTTTCTACAAGCCCCAAAATCATTTACTTTGTAAGCAAAAATAACTTTTGAATAATTGTTAATAACAGTAGCCGTTGACCCTGAAATTGGTTCGAGACTAACAACAGTAGTTGAATTTGTTGTCATTACAGCACCATAACCCGAGCCAGAAGGACGGCTATAAACACCAAATCGATTAGCAAATGTTCCATCATCAAATTTAAAAAGACCGTTATATGCGTCAGATGCAACGCCAATACATGAAGTTTCTGTGTAAGTAGTTCCTTCTGCTTGGTTGTACCAACTACTAAAATTAGTCCCCGTCATGCTTGCCACATCTGCCGTTCTTGTAGCACTTGCTGAAGTTGTTGGAATATAAGATGTAACAAATGAACCTACTTCTACTTGACTTCCCCAAACGTACATTCCTGAAAAGCCGTTTCCTGTTGAGGTCACGTCTGTAGTATTTGAAACACCAAGTGCTAACAATGAACCAGAAGTGCTACTAGTAGTAAATGTTATTGAACATTTGTACCAGCCATTACCTACAGAAGTAATTGAATTTGTGTATCCAGTTCCGTTAACTGCAATTGTTCCGTTAGAAAGATTAAAAAAAGTTTTAGGGTAAGAACCACCCCCCTCATTACCTTGCAAGAAAATATAATTAAATCCATTTGCTTTTGCGTAAACAGAATAAGTATATACAGTGCTAATAGTTAATGTACCTGTAGGGGGGTAAACATAATGTATAGTACTAGCAGTGGTCGGTACTAAACAATCAGCAGTTTGAGTCCCGTCAGGAGCAACATTAACATTAGACTGAACTGTTATAGCGTTATTCCCCCAATTAGGTGAAAATTCGGAAGAATAAGTGCAAACATTCGTTCTCTGTTCTTCAACCAACAAACCCAACGATTCACCAGTAGTAGGGTTGCAATCAAACCTTGCTTGATTACCACCCGCACTTAGTAAAACAGGAATGTAGTTTGTGATGGGTTGTGTTGTTGTTGCGGTGTATGCGGTTAAAGTTCTACGGGCTTCTGCTTGAATACCCCAGATGTAAATGTTCTTACCAGTTCCTGTGTATGAACCAATAGAACCTGAACCTAAATCTGATTCTTGAATAGATACAACAACATAATTTCCAGCATAAGTATTATTTACAATTGAACATCTGTACCATCCATTACCTACAGAGGCAATTGAGGCTGTTACATCAGTCGCACTAGAAGCAACTGCGCCTGTTGATAAATTAAATACTGCCGCATTTGTATTGCCATTAATACTTGACATTCCGATAAAGTTTGCAGTTCCCGCTTTTGCATATATAGATAACGTAGAACCAATTGGCAATGTCAATGCTTGATACAACCAAAACTGTGCAGTAGTTGCTGAATTTGACAACGTATCTGCCGTTGTTGTGCCATCAGGTGCAGTTGTTGAATCAGCAGTAACAGTAACCGCTTGTTTTGTCCAAGACCCATTGTCGAATGTTTGTGATTGCAACAACAAATTCTGTTCTGCCATCGCAGTAGTTTTACCATCGTAATAAACCGCAGGGGTTGACCTAGTAAAAGTAATGCGGTTGTCTAATTGCTTGGTGTTAGCAAAGTCAAGCAAAAGGCTTGGCGATACGTTTCCAAAGTTTTGTGAAATACTCATTTTGTTCCCCATTCAAATTTATAACCGCCAGTTTGCGTTAACTTGCCGTTGCAAACCATTCTAATTGTTTGACGATGCAAATTTAACTGTTTTGATGCGTCATTTAACCCATAGTATTTCACGCCATTTGTAAGGCATAAAACTGGCTTAGATAATTTATTTGTTGGTGCGCTTGCTAATGCCGCAATTGACATATTTTTGCGTGCTTGTTCAGTTGCTTTGCTTCCACGCCTTGCATCAGCAATTTGTTTTCTAATTTCATCAGTATGCGTTTTGCCATAAAAAGGGTTGTCTTTTCCAACACACTTACCTTTTCTTGCAAGTGAAACCTTTGCTTTGGCTTCATTGGTATGGTGTTTGCCTCGCATTGGGTGATTGGTATGGTCACGTTTGTTTTGTGATAAAACCATTTTTACCAAAGATTCAGCAGTATGTTTTTTTCCAAACATCCCATGCTTTTCGCCACTAGCCTTTGGCGTGTGCTTGTTTGCTTCACCAATTCTTTGCCGTGTTTCCTGTGATGGAATCCAACCGCTTGTACCTTCACCGCCATCGGAAATGTTGACAAGCCTAACGCCACGCTTGCGATACAAATCAATTAACTCAACTTCCGCTAGAAGTGAAAGTTCTTCATCAACATTTTGAATTGGCAATCTAACTTTTACATTGTCTTTTGATTTGCAAAAGTTGTTCCAAAACTTTCCACGATTAACAAAATGATTGCATCGTTTGCCAGAACCTTTGCCGACATAGAACACCGCACCCGTATCTTTACGGATGTGTTCGTAGACGTAAAAGCGTTCAGCGTTCATGGCGCAATAGCGGGAAAGTTTGATTGGATGCTCATGCTTGTTCTCCATCTGCGGGTTCGGGTGTATTGCCTTCTGCAAGCCATTTTTGAAAGTCTGGATTTGTTTCAACGCAAGTCACACGACATTTGCCATCGTCATCAATACGAGCAAAAATTTGTGTATCTTCTAAGTTTAATTTTGGCAACATTTTGTAAATCATAATTCGGCACTCCATCCTAAATAAGCGGTAATACTAGGCGTAACTTGTGCGCCAAGACCAATTCCTGTTGTTAAACCAGATGCAACAAAAAAATTGACCCCCGCATTTATTTCGCTTGTGATGGGGCTAAATGTTGGAACGCTATTACAAACGGTTGCAGTATTGCTATGAATTATCCTGTAATTAGATGCCGTTCCACTTTGTTCTAATGAAGTAGGTTTTGTTCTCATAGTTACAGGGTAGGGAATCATTACCACGCCTTGAGTACCAGAACCAGCCCAACCAGAACCAAAACAATTATCACCTGTTGACGTAATGCGATAATAATACCGCTGACACAACGCCAATTCAGTCCCATAAGGACGCACATCAAACGATGTTGCTATATTGCCTTTTTCTAGTTGAACGCCTGTTAAATACCAAGTTGCACCGCTTGTTCCAACCAAAGAAGTTGCGCCTGTTACTGAGGCATAGTCAGCCGCTACCCATGCACCAGCCGTTCCATTGTATGTAGAGCCTACGCCAAGACCAAACTTTACTTGTAAACCAATGCCATTGGTTGCACCAATCCAAGTTCCTGCTGTTGGGCCAGAAATAGTAATTGTCTTTTGTTCAAAAGTATTTGCCGCATTGATTGTGTAAATAAACGGATACGCATATGAATTGGCACTATTAGTAACTGCTCCTCCAAATGTACCCGTTAGACTTGAACGCACCCAAAATGACAGCGTTACTGTTACCGCATTAGCAGTACCCCAATTAAGGTCTGAGGTGTTAAAACCTTCTATTTTCTGACGAACTAGAAAATAATCGGTAGACAAAACAGAATACGCTGAACTTGATGTAACAAGAATAGAATTTGAAAATCCGCTTGGTGCGGTAGATGACTGCTGAACTGTAAATTTACTAGAAGTTAGGCTTGCAACTCCCTGCCATCTGTCAAGAGTGTATTGATTAGAATCAGTAACGCTTACACTTGCACCCGCATTGCGTTGGTCAATTTGCATTTGTCCATTAAGAATTCGGTTACGGAATCCAACAGTCATCCCAGTGTTGAAGTAGGCATCACCATTTTGGTAAGCCAATGAACCTAAGTATTGATTCAATGGGATTTCATTAGCACCAGTGCCGATATCAGATTGCGTTACTGCTGCAATACTGTTCTCGGTCAAGGTTGTGAAGTTGCCTGTGCTGGGTGTAGTCGCTCCAACAGTGCCGTTGATGTTGAAGTTGGCTGCTGTGCCTGTGATGTTAGTTCCAACCAATGCGCTGGGTGTTCCCAGTGCTGGTGTCACCAGAGTTGGTGAAGTTGCAAAAACATTTGCTCCAGTTCCTGTCTCATCTGTTAAAGCAGCCAACAGTTGAGCAGAAGTGAATGAGCCTAATGATGTGGCATTTCCGCTTGAAGTAACTGCACCAGTCAGATTTGCATTAGTGACAACAGTTGTTGCATTGCCTACAGATGTGACCATGCCTGTTAGATTGGCATTTGTCGTGACATTGCTTGCCGTGAAATTAGTGGCAGTCCCTGTGATGTTTGTACCCACCAAGCCCGAGGGAGTGCCAAGGGCTGGAGTAACCAGAGTTGGACTATTAGCAAACACAGCAGAGCCAGTGCCAGTCTCATCGGTTAAGGCTGCAATTAGATTTGCACTGCTTGGAGTAGCTAAGAAGGTCGCAACTCCAGTCCCAAGACCAGACACACCACTTGCAATTGGAAGCCCTGTCGCATTGGTCAGAATTGCACTTGTCGGAGTTCCTAGAATTGGAGTAACCAGTGTTGGAGTGTTTGCAAACACCAAAGCACCAGTGCCAGTTTCGTCAGTTACTGCTGCCAGCAAGTTGGCAGAACTAGGAGTTCCCAAAAAGGTTGCGACACCAGTTCCCAAGGATGTGATGCCAGTTCCACCATTAGCGACTGGAAGTGTTCCATTGACACCAGCAGTCAGAGAAACTGTGTTCTTTTCCCATAGGCTTGTGCTTGCGTTATAGACAAGCGTTTGGCCAGTGGTGGGAGACTGCGCTGAAACATTGTGCAATTCATCCAACTCATAGCCGTTTTGCACTCTGACAAACAACTTACCTTGGGTTGCATGAGCGTACTCAACAATAGCCACATAAACCAAATGATCTGGTGCATAAGGCTTTGTCGCAGTCAATGTGCCAGCCGTTGTTGGGCTTAAATATAACTGCGCTCCATCTGTATAAGCAGATGTGTTAATGTTGCTTACTAAGCCAATGACAGTAACATAACCATTTGAGTTGTTTGCCAAGTCAGAGGTTATCAAGCCTAATGTTTGTGCAGATGTTGAGTCGCCTGTTGCTAACGCTTTTGAGACTGTTGATTTTTGACCAGTTGCACCAGATATGTAAACAGCAGTGCCTTTGGTTAAGGTTGCGCCAGTTGTGTTTCTAACTGCCGCCAATAATGTTGATGCTGGTGAAGCCTCAGAAACCGCCAGATCAAAGATGCTTCCATTCCTAGAAACAACAATGCTTGCGTCAGTTGATGTGATGTCAGAAACCGCTTTGTCAGCAGGGTAAGTGACAAAGACCTCTTTTGTGCCAGCCGCAAATGAAACTTTAGCGTCTGCATTGCTTGACTGCAAAACAGTTGTTCGAGCAAGCGTCAGACCATCATTCGACAATGTGCCAAGACCGACCTCCCAATCAGCACCATCCGCAACTGAGTAATAAGTGGTGTTGTTTGCACCGACACCAGCCGCAAATGTCTGAAAACCAGTGACTGATCCGCTTAGGACAAAATCACTGGTTCCAGTAGTGGTGGTTGATTGCTTAACTCGATCAGCAAGGATTAAAGCCATAAATAACCTCCGAGCCACCCTCGGTGGTGGCTAAAAAACTCAGTTTTGAATACGCAGTGGGGATGTGATGTCCACTGTAAATGTGCCGTTTGTAGAGATCACATTGCCAGCGAAATCAAGGTAAGCAAC